TGTACTGCTAAACATACCTCCAGCTTTAAATGCAGATGCGATTTTTCCTTTAATTCCGAAAGCATTACTCAATTTTGAGATTAATTTATACCCAGTTTTAAGTATATTAATGAAGCCGAACACTCGTATACCCGCAATTGCATATAAAGATGCTTTCCAATTAGATGTAATTACGTTATCTTCTTTCAACCAATGGTATACATCTTTTAGAAACGGTATGACAGTTTCTTTTAGTACACTACCTATAGAGACAAGATCTTCTTTCATGTTAGCTACTGCTGCTTGGCCTTCTGGAGTTTTTATAAAATTAATAAATTCTTCTGCCTTGCCTGCAACAAATGTCATAAACTCTTTAATTTGAGGCGCCATACCCATAATTATGCCACCGAATGCCAGTTGTACGCGTTCCATTGCAGATGCAAAACCTTCTCCTAAAGTAACTTGACCTTGTAAAGAATTAATAAGTTCTTTTCCTGATTTAGCCTGGTCTCCTCCTTCTTTAGCATTTTCTTTACCAATTTTACCAAGGGTTTCACTACCTTTTAGTACGTCACCTAATTCGCTCGCTGTCATATTAAATGCTGCCGCATAATCTCTTTGCTGTAATGTATTTAAAGCCTGAAATTCACTTAAGGTACCTGCTTCTTTTCTTATTTCTTGTGCAAGTTTAGCTGTATCCCCTAGAAGAGCTGCTCGTCTAACTCCTTCAAGATTTAACTGTCTACCTGTTATAACTTCAGCTGCTTGTTCCTTTGCAATAGATTGTTCAAAATCTAAGAAACCTTCCATTAAACTAGTGGTTTTCTCAAGATTTGATCCTAATCTTCTCGCTTCTAATGCAGCTCTTTTAATTCCCCCAGGAAATTTACTTGTATTTATCGCCGTTAAAGTTGATGCTGAACCAACATCGTTTAAAATAGTTTTAATATTTAAAGCTAATCCAGTAGTTTTATTAAAGTTATTTACATTATCAGCAGTACTAATAGCAAAATCCTTTGCACTTTGTGAAGTTCCAGCAGTTAATTTGAAGAGTTTTGCTGCTGATTCATTTGATAACCCTAATTTATTGACTAATAAAGACTGAGCAGTTAATGTTTCTTTTGAAAAAACTGCTGAAGTACCAAATTTTTCGTTTAGTGCTGTATTGATAGGAAGTAACTTTTCTATAGTCATTCCTGTAGCAGCAGCAGCTGAGCTGATATTACCAAAAGCAATACTAGCTGACTTACCTGTCATTACTAAACCTCTATTAATAGAAACTATAGACTGATCTATTAAGTTTAAACCTTTTATAGCAGAAGATACAGCAAATGCTGCTAATGCTTTTGCACCTAATTTAATAAATTCTCCTAATCCTCTTAAAGTAGCTTTTATTCTACCTTCTCCAGCAGCCATTGAAGCATCAAATAATTCAGCTGCTTTAGTTAAGTTATTAAACACAGTGCCGAGAACAGGAACATCACTAACTAAATTAGAAAAGAATGAAAAGAATTGTCCTGCTTTGGTTATTTTTTTTGAAAGATCAAGCATACCTTTCATCTGTTGCTGTAAGTCGTCTGCAATGCCTAACTGTCTTTGCCCAGAAGCAACTAATGCTCTATTTACTTTAGCTTGTTCTAATAACCGTCCTTTTTTTGCACCTTCTGCTTTTGCAGCTTTACTTTCTAATGCCTCAGCCTTGCTTAAATAATCATCAATTTTGGCTTTTAACTGTACTGCTTCATCAGCTGCTTTATTAGCTTGACTTTGAAGTTTGTTTCTAGTTCTTCTATTTGATAAATCGGCTTTAGATAATTTAGCTGCTGATCTGGCAAGCGTATTAAACGTCCCAAATCCTTTATTCATATCTTGAATTTCAGCTGAAGTTGCTCCAGCATCTGCAAGCTGTTGCTTCATATTAATAGAAGCATCTTTCATGATACTATTAAACTCTTGGCCGAGCATGTTAATTTTATTTAACTGCTCTGCTCTTTCCTTTTGGAGTTTAATATCGTTTACTGGATCCGTTGCCATAAAAAAGATTTATTATAAATAGTAAAGGCTCCTATAATTATTTAGAAGCCTTGGTAGTATAGTCAGGTTTAATATCTGGTCTAGCTATTTTTTTAGTAGTAGTATTAGTTTTACTATTTTTATTTTGCTCTTCGTGATATTCTAATATTTCCTGGTAAGTATACCTTCTAAGCCATATAGGCATGTTATATACCGTTTGGTAATCGAATCCTCCTTTACCGTGAAAAACTATTTGGTGAATTTGTTTAAAAAGAGTTGCTCTATATTCTGAGGTCAGGCCAAAAAAAGTTTATACCTATAGGTACATCGATAGCCTCCTCACTACCGTCGTCATTTTCGACGTTAAATTTAAGATCTATATCCGGGGCAACAGTCTGGTAATGAAGTCTTAATTCTCTTGCTTCAGATGCTAATAGGTAATTGTCTACAAAATCTCTTATGCTTTTGCTATCAGTTTGACCGTTAATAGATGTAATAAGGTACTTTAGTCTAGTAGAACCAGCAGTATTACTGTCCTTATTAATTTTTTTTCTTCCTTCAACTTCTCTATCTATACTTGCTTCATCTTCATGAGTAAGGAATTTAAAAGTAATATCGTTTCCACTTTTAGAAAAAGTAAATGGAAATTCATTTTTACCGTCTTTAATAAGATTTTCATCTATATAGGTATTTTCTACAGTCGATAAATCTACTGTGTATTGTTGTTCGTTAAAAGTAAAGGTATACTCCTGTCCGTAAGAAAGAATTCTTGCGGCTACCATTATAGCATTTTTATCCCCTACTAATAGTTGTTTGTAGTCAATTTTTTTATCTACAATTAAAGATTGCATGAGCTTGTCAATAGCAGTACCTTTTCTTATAAAGTTAATATTAGAGAGAATGTCTTCCTCTCTTGCAGTCATATACTTCATTTCAATTTTTCCGCTAGAAAGGGGAGAATCAGCAAGATAAAGTAATCCTTTTGAAGGAAGTTCTACTGATTCAGTAGGAACCTTAAAATTTGAGTCCATAGATTATTGTTTAAAACTTGTTTATATATAAATATACGAATAAAAAAAATAGTAACCAACAAAAAACCCGGAATAAATCCGGGTCTTTCAATATATATGTATCTGATTTTAGTAGTTCAAGATGCAGTAATCCATGTTCAATGTTACGGCTAGTTCCGCTGTTTCGTCAGTAGCCCAATCAAATGATCCTTGGTTAAAGTTAGTAATAAAAGCACCTTTAATAATCCACTCAGAAACAATGTCTCCTACAGGTCCTAAAAGATTAAGAGTAACATCTTTTTTGTAGAAGTCAGAATAACCAGCACGACCGGTTACGGACTCATAAGATAAACGAGCCCATTCCATTACTTGTTGTGCTCCAGATGGAGTAATCGGGTCATATAACGTCATCGTCATTTCTCCCCATTCCCTCTTACCTCTTATTTTTCTGTATGAATTAATGTGATCAAGCTTTATCGCGTTGTCTGTAAAATTAGGAGCAGCAACGTTCTTTACCATGAACGATTCTATTCCGTCTATTACCATATAAAATCTGTTCTGGACTTTCGGTTCGAAAGCTCTAAACATTATCTCGTTAGTATCTAGTATTGCCATTGTGTTTCTTTATTATAAATATAGGTTAATAAAATTATCCTCCGAAAGTTGCACCAGTTGGTTCTAAAGTAAAGTCTAGAACTATGAACTCGGCAGTTTTTGAGGGTTGTATAAAGATCTGGCCTATCAATTGATTTCTATCGATTACGTCGGCTGTATTATTTGTATCATCCATTACTACTCTAAATGCATATAATCCTTGTCTCTGTACTACTGAATCCAAGAATGGATTTACAGCTGATAAGAATTTATTTCTAGTTGTAATAGTGTTCTGATCGAATACTAAAGTGTTAGCTTGATCTCCTACGAATTTTTTAAGTTCGATTAACAATCTGCGAACATTTACTCTGTCTAAAGCTGAAGCTTTTTTCTGTAATGTCTTTTGACCAAATACTGCAATACCTTGTCCAGGGAAAGTAGCGATTGGATTTACATTACTAGAATATAAAGTATCTCTTTCTGATCTTGTTAATTTTCTTTCTGCTTGTAGTACTGTTGGAATACCTCCTCTTACTAATCCTGCAGGTGCAAACCATGGTGCTGAAGCTCCATCTGTAAATGCATATACTCCTGGAATAGTAACTGAAGCTGGTACGTAAACGTTTTTACCAGTTGCACTTCCTACTTGTACCCAAGGCCAGTAAGTAGCTGCATAAGAAGAATTAATCTCCGATGCTTCTGCTGTTACTGTTGAAGTAGCTGATGTTCCGTGTGGTACTAAATCTACTACTGCAATACAGTCTCCTCTTGATTCTGCAAGAGAGATAATGTTAGCTATTTGAGTAGCTCCGTTTGTTGCTAGTGAATGAATTAATCCTGGAGATGAAATAATATTAAAGCTATATTCGTCTTTATTATTTAAGATCGAAATAGCATCATTATAATCTGCTCCTATTAATCCTTGTGCTCCTGCTGCACTGTTAGAAATGTCTTTGAAGTAAGTAGCCCCTGCTACAACGTTAGTTCCAGTTGCTCCTGTAAATCCTCCAGATTGTGCAGTTGGAATTGAAGCTGTGTAGCTATTTCCTGCTGCATCACTGTTAATTGTAATTCCGTCTGTTCCTAAGTAACCAGAAGTTTGTTTTCCTACTGATGATACTCTGATATAATTAGAACGGTTAGGATACTCTCCGTTTGAATTCAGATATACGTTAGTACCGTCTGATGTTTTAGAAGTACTAACTGTACCTATTTGTTTTTCTATGTAATTATCTTCGTTAGGATCTAAACTTAGATTGCTAAACGTTTCAAGAATAATCTTACTCTTGTGATTGTCATCTCCTCTACGTACTAAAAGAGAAAATGTACCTTTATTAGTGTCTACATTAGTTATTTCCCATCTAATGTTGTCTGATGAACCGCTTTTTAGAGATCCGCCTGAAAGTTCGTCTGTTGCTCCTACATAATCGCTACCAGTAACGTTATTGTATTGAATACCTTTACCGATAGTCTCTAAAGAGATAACCGCTGCTGCTGCATGTACTCCTGATCCTGAGATAGGAGTTGCTGAAGAGGCAGCCCATCCGGCAGATGCTGAAACTACTCTTGTAACCAATGCTGTAGTTCCACCCTGGTCGAAATAGTTCTTTACTGCTAGAGAAGTAAAATATTCAACAGTAGTAGACCCTGAAACGAAAGTTCTTCCGAATTTTCTTGAGTATTCACCGAACGATGTAACTGTTGTTGGTTGTTCGATTGGCCCGGTAACTGAAGGTCCGATAAAAGCTGCTCCGACCGCTTGAGGAGCAGGGGAAACGAAGGAAATATCGTTCTCTCTTGTTAGGATACCAGGTGAAATTATAGTCTCTGCCATGTTAAATTATTTAAGTGTTTTATATAAATATCGTGCTTTATTCTAAACCGATTGTTCAAGTAGTGTGGTTGCCTACTTAAATAAATAGTGCAAAGAGATGTAAAACACTTATAGTTATGCAGTAATCTCCCCAGTAGTGACATCTACTGAGACTTTTCCGTATTTAGTTGATAGTTCTTGACTAAATTCGCTTTCTAAAACATCTATTTTTTGAAGTGATTCGAAAAACTGTTCTTTTTGGAGCTTTAGATTCTTTAATTGCAATTCTGTTGCTCCTATAGTAGTTAAAATATCTTTACGTTTACGAATAAAACTATTAAATTTAATTAATTCGTCGTTAGTAATTTTTTTTGGTTCTTTATTTGCCATTTCTATTTAGTTTATACTATAATATAGTTAAATGTACTCTAATATGCAACTTATAATCTAGTATTTCCGTAATGAATTACTTTAATATTATTATTAGTCTTAAAACTTCTCCAAGGATCAATAACTATTGAACCGTCTGGAAAGTTATAATCATGAAAGTTATTCATATGAGCTAATAAGTAAACTGCTTTAAGTGGTTCTTTAGGATCATAAGTGACTTTAAACTTACTCCCGAATCTTTCACAGTATTTACCAGTAAGAATAGAAGAAGAACCATCTTCACTAGTAACATTAGGTTTAAACGATTTTCCTAATATCACTATAGGTAAATTACTCTTTAAACTTTCTTTTACTAATCTAGTAGATAAGTTTTTAGCTTGTTCCTCTCTTGCTTTAATAACAGCATCAAATATATCATATCCTAAATCTAATTTTTCAGCCATATAACGGAGTGCAATATTAT